CGTTCTTGATGAAGATTCACAGCTCGGACAGGAGTATCTTAGTTGCATGGAGATTGCTGGTCGATATGCTTATGCAGGGAGAGACTGGGTATGTGAGCGAGTGGCTAAGATACTACGAGCATCAATTGTCGATGAGGTCCATAATCACCATAACTTTGCATGGCGTGAACGACATTTTGATAAAGATCTCTGGGTCGTGCGAAAAGGAGCAACTCCTGCCTTTCCTGGCCAAAGAGGTTTTGTTGGCGGTTCTATGGGAGACATATCAGTCATATTGGAGGGCGTGGAATCACCAGAATCTCAGTACAGCCTCTATTCGACGGTGCATGGCGCAGGACGTCATCTTGGAAGAATGCAGGCCAAAGGAAAACGAGACAAATCCGGAGCTTGGATTAGAGAGCCAATGGTTAACAGATCTGAGCATGATGCATGGATTGCTCGCGCAGGAGTTGAACTCCGAGGAGGTGACATTGACGAATCACCATATGCCTATAAAAGAATCGAGCAAGTTCTTGATGCCCATAGACGAACCATACGAATTGTGCATACCCTCAAACCTATTGGAGTCTGCATGGCCGACGACAGAACCTATGACCCATATAAGGATTAAATGCGAGCCTTACGAGAAGACGAACGAGACGAAATAGAATCTGTTAAACACTTCTTGAAGTATATAAACAGCAACAGCAATGTGCACCCATTTGAAATTTGGGAAGGCATGATGAAAGTAAAAGATATCACTGAAAAATATATCGTAAGTGAAATAGCATCCGAAGAAGAATTGTCCGAATTGATAGAGGTAGACGACATTAAAGATGTATTATTCAAACTTCTTGCTCTTCTAAAAAAACACTTAAAAGACAAAGAAGACGGTAACATCAAAACCTAAGCTTTGTCTTAAAGTGTCACATTAAGTTTCAACTGTCACATAAAATCTTGAAAGCTAGAGTGTTTTCGGTTATTAATTAAAGAAAACACTTTACAAGTTTTATGGGCATCAAAAAAGAAATCAACTGGGACCTTGTCGAGCTTTATGTTAAGTCTGGCTGCAAGCAGATTAACATTTGTAAAGCATTTCATATCGATGAAGAAACTCTCCGCTCTCGCGTTCAAGAAAAATATGGCATGACCTGGTCGGCCTTTTCGGCTTCGCTTCTCAGTGAAGGGGATATGCTTATTGAAGCCCAGCAATTCCAAAAAGCAATTAAAGGCTATTGGCCGGCGTTACATTGGTTAGGCAAGGTTAGGCTAGGCCAAAGAGAACCGGAGCTTTTAAACCAGCTTGCTGCGAACCAGACCCATATTGATCAAACCCATAGGATTATGGAATTAGAACATGAACTAGTGGAGTTAAAAGCTAATGCCAACAAGTCCGAAACAGAATAAGTCTTTCTGCGAGGCAACGCACCGGTTCAATATTTGGGTCGGTGCCGTTAGCTCCGGAAAAACATACAGCAGCATTGAAAGGTTTATCTATGACTTGAAGAATGGACCGCCAGGTGATGCTATGATAATTGGCGTTAACCGGACGGCTATTCAACGTAATATTTTAACCCACCTATATCGAAGGTTAGGTTTTCCATGTCCGACAGAGAAAGCAGGAATGAGCCGGTTATACGGCAGAGATGTGTGGTTTGTGGGTGCACCCGACGTTTCTGCGGTGTCAACAATTCAGGGCTCTACACTTGCGCTTGCATATGTCGACGAGGCTACAAACTTACCAGAACCGTTTTGGAAAATGCTCGAAAGCCGCCTAAGAGTTCCAGGAGCAAAGCTTCTGGCGACCTGCAACCCTGAAGGACCAGCGCACTGGTTAAAAAAAGACTATATTGACAAGCCGGAACTAGATCTGGTTTATTGGAATTTTAACCTAGAGGATAATCCTTCCCTTGATGAAGCGTATAAACAGCAGCTTAAAGCATCGTATACGGGTATGTGGTATAATCGTTACATACTCGGCGAATGGGCACTTGCGCACGGTGCAATATACGACTGCTATGACAAATACAACGAATACGAAAATCCGTATCCTGCCCCTAACTATTACATCGTTGGTGTCGATTATGGGACTACCAATGCGACAGCTGCGGTACTTTGTGCCGTCACGCCAAACAAGTGGCCACAAATCAGGGTCGAAGCGGAATATTACTATGATTCAGCTAAGAAAGGTCGATCAAAGACCGACCAGGAACTTGTGCGAGATATCAAAGACTTTATTGGTCATAAGAACGTCTCTGCTATTTACGTTGACCCTGCCGCTGCCTCGCTTAAAATTGCTCTTAGACAATCAGATCTTCCAGTATTGGACGCAAATAACGACGTGCTACTTGGCATTAAAATCTGCTCAAAGTTTATTGGCGGAAAAAACATAGTCATTCAGAAAGGATGCGCAATCCTTCGGGAACACCTACAATCTTATGCCTGGGATTCTAAAGCCGCCGACCGAGGCGAAGACAAGCCAATAAAGAAAAACGATCACATATGCGACGCATTACGCTATGCCGTTTGTTCTGCATTCCCTCATGCCGAGTTCGCTCATCCAGACGAGAATATCAGCTACGATCAATTAAGAAAACAAGTATTTGAAGAAGACGCGTGGGGTCCATTAGGTCCGACACCAGGAGGATATTTCTAATGGACAATGCAGATGCTAAGAAAGGAATTATTAAAATGATCGGTTTGCTTGATAGATGCAAATGCGAGAAGTGTCAACAACATAAGAAAAAATGGGAGGAAAGACTGAATGGATATGTAGCAGAAGATAATTATAAACCACCTGAAAAGGAGGATTGTATGCAAGGCGTTAATGAAGTCGAGTATTGGAGAGCTAAGGCGCATGACTATCAGTGGCTCTATCAAGGGCAAAAAGAAATAGCGCAAGGATATAAGGAAATTATAGAGGAGTTGCAGCAGCAATTGAAGCGTCTTAACATCGAAAAGGCAATGCGAAATCAAAAAGTTGCTAAAATTTAAACAAGATGTATCAACAAAATATTTTAAAAAAGGAGGAAAAATGATATAAAAATCTTTAAACGCACAAAGGAACGCGCATGGGTTCATACGAATCTGGCGAATATTCGTTGGGATATATCGATCCCTCGGATGTTGAAGCTAAAGATTTAAAGCAAATGCAGGATTGGTTTTATCAGTCTAACTATACAACCAACTCCACGTATTGGCTCCAGGGCGCAATCGATAAGCGATTTAAAGTTGGCGACCAGCAACTATACAATCAAGTATACGGTCAAAATCAACAGAACGTTCAACGCTTCTTTTTCAACCTAATCCGTCGGCATGAAAATATGATGACCGGTTTCCAACGCAGGAACCGTAAATCTACCATCACAATGCCGGTCCACGATAACGACGACCCACTTGCAGACGATTACAACAAAGTTCTCCGTTGGTCAGAAGAGCGAGACGGATTTCAAGAATATCTTTCACAAGCATTTGAAGGGGCATTAGACACCGGCGAAACCCTTCTTCACCTATATCCGGACTACACTTTTGATCCTATTTCCGGAGATTTATTTACTGACGCGGTGCAGTGGAATAATTATTTGATAGATCAATACACAAGAAAACAAGACCTTTCCGACTGTAATGGAATATGGCGAAGACGATGGACTAGCAAACAAGCTGCTAAACTGCTACTTCCTGGTCATTCTAAAGAAATTGACAAAATGAAACCAGGGGGGATGAAAGATGGACGATTTCCTATGCAGGCAGAACTGCAAAACGTTGCTATCAATAATCTCTTCACCTACGACGAGTTCTATTATCGTACGACACGGAAAGGTAAGATCATACTTGACCCGCACACCGGAGAAGCAATCGAATGGGAAGACGACCCAACGGCAGAGGAAGACGAACTCGACCGAGTAATGTATTTCCAACCATGGTTAAAAGTTCAAGAAGTTGACATTCCAACAGTCAAATTAGTTATCAGTCTTTCCGGAAAAATGTTCTATCACGGCAAGAATCTCCTCGGTATTGATGAATATCCATTTGTGCCGGCGCAATGTTATGTAGAGCCGGATATTCAAGCATATGCATGGCGTAAACAAGGCATTATCCGAAACCTAAGAGATGCGCAGTTCTTATACAACATGCGCAAAGTGATCGAGCTTCAAATACTACAAAGTTCTTTAAACGCTGGTTGGATTTATCCGGTCGACGTTGTACCGGACCCAAAATGCTTCCGTCAATCAAGCGGGGGTGATGGGTTCTTAATCCCATTAAAAGCAGGCAGGCAGGTCAATGAAATTCAAAGAATTGAGCCGGTGTCTATTCCTCAATCTCTGCTTGAGCTGTCTAACAGTCTGGCAGAGGATATTACTAAAATTTCAGGGGTAAATGAAGAGCTATTGGGCGCGGCGACAGACGACAAGTCTGGGATATTATCTATGCTACGTCAGGGAGCTGGCCTCACTACGCTGCAAACCATCTACGACAAGCTGGACTATACACAGAGACTATATGGAAAGATTCGGTTGCAGGCAATTCGTAAAAACTTCTCTAAAGGTAAGGTACGTAACATCCTTGGCCATGAAGCGGATCCCCGATTCTTTAGTTCCTACTCTCAAAAATATTCCGTTGCAGTTGAAGAGGGTAACTACTCAACCACGCAACGTCAAATGGAATTGCAGCAACTCTTGCACTTTAAACAACTCGGAATGGCAATACCTGACAAGTCAATACTCCGCGCAGCTTTTATCACGAATAAACGCCAAGTTATCGCGGATATGGAAGAAGCAATGCAACAGCAATCACAA